TTTTAACTCCAAAGATTATACTATATCACCTAGTAACTTTTTTGATATTACAGCAAATCATAGAGATCTGTTGTCTTTATTGTGTATTAAACATGCAGTTCGCAATTCTACTGGAGGATGGTTAAAAGATCCTTTTAAATATGCTTTAGATAATAAACTAATAAATCCACATGATTTGTTACCTAAGAAAGAAGGACATAAATTGATTGCCAAAGACTTTATTAAGAAACTATCATGATTAGTAAAAAGAAAACTTTACTTATTACATTAGGATGTAGTTGGACTTATGGAGAAGGTGCAGGATGTGAACCTGGTATGAGTCATAAGGAGTATGAGAAAATTAGATATAGTTCTGATTATGCATGGAAGTTTGGATGGAGAAGACATGTTGTTGAACATTTTGATATAGACCATGTAAACCTCGGCGAGCCTGGTTCTAGCAATCAAAAACAATTTCATTATGCAAAGAACTACTTCCTTAGTAGTAAATTTGCTAAAGAATATAAATCTCATCAGAATGTGATAGTACTTTGGGGTCTTACTACATTACGTAGAAACTTTATGTATTTTAAAGAATCTGAGAAGTATGAAAACATGTTTTTAGAGCAAAAGAATTTTTTTCAAACCACTTGGAATACTCCTAAAGATAAAATGACTAGAGCAGTCATTTTGTATTGTCATGATGATAAGGTATCCCTTAGAGAACTACAATCAGATATACAACATTGGAATCAACATTTTAAACTATATCCAAAGATAAAAAATTATTGGTATGATATTTTTGGTTCCAAAAATTATACAACATCAATACGTAATTTTATTGACGGTGATAAAGAGAAAAGAGATCTGTTGTATAGAATATGTAAAAATCATGCAAGTGAAGAAAATATTGATCCTCAGTTCTTAGATAAATATAGTACATGCTTTGGTTACGCTGAAGATCATGGTCTAGTAAATCCTCATAGTTTGCATCCTTATAAAACAGGATATAAATTTATTGGAGATTACTTTATTAAATTTTTAACACCCCATATAGAAGATGGACTCTAGGAATCTATATACAAACCAACTCAAGAATAGGAACTTCCTATCTTCCATTGGTTTTAAGTTCACATTAAGTAGAGCAAGGCAAGTATCGTTTTTCTCTAACTCGGTGAATATACCTGGAGTAAGTCTTGGTGTAGCAGAACAACCAACCTTCCTTAAGAATATAGATCTTCCTGGTGATAAGATGTACTTTGAAGATTTTGTTTTAAGGTTTATTGTTGATGAAGATCTGGAAAACTATATGCAAATCCAGAATTGGATGCGTGGTTTAGGATTCCCAGAGTCTCTTAAAGAGGTGCAAAAACTTCAGAGAACAAATAAACAGAATGAACCACAATCTAAATCAATGGATATATATTCTGATGGAACCGTACAAGCATTGAATAGCAATCAAAGAGTACAATTTCAAGTTATCTTTAATGATATGTTCCCTGTTCAGTTGACAGAACTTCAATTTGATGCTACAAATCCAGATACGGAATACTTTACTGCAGAGGCAGTATTCAAGTATGCTATCTATAATGTAACTGATGATGTAGGTAATCGCTTATGATTTTTTGGATTGGATTTTTTGTCATGTTCTTCAATGAAGGATTCGTTATGATGAGGCACGTATCACCGTGGTTCGGAAGACAAAGAGATAAATTTATTGATAAGTATGGTGCTAATGTATGGTATAGATTCCACGGTACATTAGACTATGTTTGGATGATACTTGTAAGTCTTGGGTTAATATTAAACCCCAATAGATTGTTTCACTTAGCAGTGTTAGCAACCTTTTGGGGTCTTTCTTTTGTTATATTCTACTTACCAAGATGGATAAGAAGGTGGATGAAGGATGGAGGAATTAGTTAATGGTTCTTGACCTTGATATGATTCAGAAAATGTGGGAGCAAGACTCCAAAATTGACCTTGACAACCTCCATACAGAGTCTATAAATATTCCTAAGTTACATGCTAAGTATTTTGAGATATACAATAACATAGTACTTCTCAAGAAAAAAGCAGAACAACAAAGAAAAAACACTCGTCACGAGAGGTATGAATACTTCTCTGGGAAGGCAGATCCAGAAATTTATGTAAAGAATCCTTTTCCTAAAAAAATTAGAGATAAGGATACGATGCAAAAGTATTTGGATTCTGATGAAAGTTTATCTTCAGTTAGTTTAAAGATAGATTATTACGATACTATCTTGAACTATATTGAGAGCATACTTAAGGTTATTCAAAATAGAACATACCAAATTAAGAATGCAGTCGAATTTATGAAATTCCAGGCAGGTTATGGCTGATGTAATTGTTCAGAAGTTAAATGAAGTTCATCTTACTTTAAAATGTGAACCTCATGTTGACTATGAACTAAGAGATTATTTTACTTTTGAAGTTCCAAACGCTAAGTTTATGCCACAGTATCGTGGTAGAAATTGGAATGGAGAAATACACTTATATGATCTAAGATCTAAAAGACTTTATATTGGTCTCTTGGATAAATTAATTTCGTTTTGTGAGAGAAGAGAATATACTTATGAGTTTTTAGATAACAAATATTATGGATTACCTTTTGAGGTAAATGAGATGATCTCGGAAGAAGGTCTAAAAGATTACTATGGTTCCATTACTAAGATTAAACCTAGAGATTATCAAGTTCGGGGAGTATGCGATGCTTTAAAACATAATAGAAGGCTATTGATATCACCCACTGCCTCTGGCAAATCGTTGATGATTTACGGTGTCGTAAGGTATTATGTGAGTACAAAGCAAAAAATTCTCTTAGTTGTGCCGACGACATCTCTAGTAGAGCAGATGTATAAGGACTTTTATGATTATGGTTGGGATGCTGAGTCATATTGTCATCGTATATATTCTGGTAGGGAAAAGACTAATGAATTCCCAGTTACTATTACTACTTGGCAATCTATCTATAAACTAGATCGTTCATTCTTTGTTGATTTTGATGTAATCATAGGAGATGAAGCACATCTATTTAAGAGTAAGTCTCTTATATCTATAATGACGAAGCTTGACAATGCTAAGTATAGATTTGGATTCACTGGAACTTTAGACGGCACACAGACGCATAAATGGGTCTTAGAGGGATTGTTTGGTCCAGCATATAAAGTAACCAAGACTGATGAATTAATGCAAAAAGGACATCTAGCAAAGTTAGATATTACTTGTATTGTATTAAAGCATCCACCTAAAAAATTTGAGATATTTGAAGATGAAGTTCAATATATTATAACTCATGATCAAAGAAATAACTTTATTAAAAATTTGGTAGTAGACTTAAAAGGTAATACTTTAGTTTTATTCCAAAGAGTAGAAACTCATGGTTTACCTCTTTATGAATTGATTAATGATAACACAGTTCCAGGTAGAAAAGTATTCTTTGTTCATGGTGGAGTAGGTACAGAGGAACGGGAAACCGTAAGAGAAATAGTAGAACGAGAAAACAATGCCATCATTGTAGCATCTTATGGCGTGTTCTCTACAGGTATAAATATTAGAAACCTGAATAATGTGGTTTTTGCTTCTCCCAGTAAATCTAGAATCCGTAATTTGCAAAGCATTGGAAGGGTCTTAAGAAGAAGTAAAGATAAAACCAAAGCAATGCTGTATGACATTTCTGATGATTGTACTCATAACTCTCAGAAAAACTACACCTTAAATCACCTCATTGAACGAATCAAAATCTATAACGAAGAAAAATTTAACTATGAGATTGTAAATGTAAACTTAAAATAGGATAACATGGAAGACGATTTTTACGCAACAATTAAACTCAAGTGTGGTGACGAGATATACACCAAGGTCTCCCCGTGCTATGAGAACAATAAAACGATCTTACTTGTATCTAATCCTATTACATTACAACAGATTAACGGACCTAGAGGTCTAACGGGATATAAGTTAGAACCTTGGTTAAAGACTACTAAAGATGATCTGTTTGTTATTGATATGGATAACGTATTGACTATGAGTGAGTCTAAAGATATTGAAATGATTATGATGTATCAAGCGTGGATACGAGAATCTGCTGAAGATTTTCCTAAAGATCCTACTGGTACTAAGAAAAAAATTAATAGAAAGATGGGATATATTGCTAATGTTACTGATACTAAGGAGATCTTAGAGAAGCTATTTGAAGATAGCTAATACTTCTCTTGAACCTCTACAAAGGTTATTGTACATTGGTATGACTACCTTGTCAAGTTGTTTAAACAATGCAGAGGTGCTATAATTAAATCAACACAAAGGAAAGTCGTATGGCTGGTGTAACCAAAAGAAAAAGATCGGTTCATTATGTAAACAATAAAGAGTTTCTTGCTGCTTTAATTGCATATAAGAAAGATGTTGCTGAAGCAGAAGAATTAGGTAAAGATAAACCTAGGATTACAAATTATCTTGGTGAGTGTTTTTTAAAAATTGCTACTCACTTATCATTTAAACCCAACTTCGTTAATTACATCTTTAAGGATGATATGATCTCTGATGGAATCGAAAATTGCGTTCAATACATACATAATTTTAATCCTGAGAAATCCCAAAATCCTTTTGCTTACTTTACGCAAATTATTCATTACGCATTTCTCAGAAGGATTCAAAAAGAGAAGAAGCAATTAGAGATTAAGAATAAGATTCTTGAAAAGACTGGATATGATGAAGTCTTTTACGATGATAGTTCAAGTGATGGTAGTAACTATTCTGACTATAATAGTATCAAAGATCAAATTCATTCTAAATCTAGATCATAATGAGATTAACACAAGAAGTCATTGACAAGATACAAATTGCAATGACCCACACCAAAATGAATGGTGATGTCAACTGGAAGGATGGTGATGACATAGACGTTTGTCTTGCTGGCACATTTGCTGGTGATAAGTTTATAACTATTATTAATCGTACACGTAGCAGCACTAGTAAAAAATGAAGATCGCAATCATAACCGATCAACATTTTGGTGCTCGTAAGAACTCCAAGTTGTTCCATGACTATTTCTTAAAGTTTTATAATGATATATTCTTCCCCACCATAGAAGAACGTGGGATTGATACTATCATTGATATGGGAGATACTTTTGATAATAGGAAGGGTATTGATTTTGCTGCTTTAGATTGGGCAAAGAAGAATTATTATGATAGGTTAACTCACTGTAAGATACATACCATAGTTGGTAATCATACTGCTTATTATAAGAACACTAATGATATTAATGCTATAGATTTATTATTGCGTGAATATGATAATATAACTTGTTACTCAGAAACCACTGAAGCAAAGTTTGATAAGTTAAAAATTTTATTTGTCCCTTGGATGAATAGTGAGAATGAACAAAAGACACTGACTAAGATTGCTAAATCAAAAGCAAAGATGTGTATGGGTCATTTAGAACTCAATGGATTTACTGCTACTCGTGGGCATGTAATGATGGATGGATATAAACCTGATATGTTTGATAGTTTTGCAAAAGTATTTTCTGGACATTATCATACAAGGTCTAATAACGGAAAGATTTATTACTTAGGTAATCCATATGAGATGTTTGCTAATGATACTGGAGATGATAGAGGATTCCATATATTTGATACAGATACTTTAGAGACTGAAGAGATTCGTAATCCTTATAGATTATTTTATACACTTTACTATGATGATAATGACCATCAGACATTTGACGCTAGACAATATGACAATAAGATAGTAAAATTATTAGTAAAGAAGAAGTCTTCTCCTAAGAAGTTTGATAAATTTGTAGATAAGTTGTATGCATCTGATGTTGCTGAACTTAAGATTGTTGAGAACTTCCAAGAAGAAATAGATCATGACGATATTGATATAGAGTCTGAAGATACAATTGCCTTATTAAATAGGTATGTTGAGGAATCTGAGTCTAATATTAATAAGTCACAAATTCAAACTCTAATTCAGGATATCTATAGGGAGGCATGTGAATTAGTCTGATGTATATTCTTACTTTAGAAGGTCGTGAAGACCAAGGAGCGTACTCTGTTACAAATGAAGAAGGTCGTCAGGTTCTCTATCTCTTTGAAGAGGAAGACGATTGTGATAGATTTGCTATGATGCTAGAGGATAAGGAAGAAGAAGTTCCAGTTCTAAATGTTTTAGAGGTTGATGACAACCTAATTGTCAAGACTTGCCAACTGCATGGTTATGAATATGCAGTCATTACTAAAAATGATCTTGTGATACCACCTGAAGATGATAACATTTAAATCAATTAAGTATAAAAACTTTCTTAGTACAGGTAATCAATTTACTGAAGTTAATTTTAACGGATCTGCATTTAATACTTTAATTGTTGGTAATAATGGTGCTGGTAAATCTACATTATTAGATGCTTTAACATTTTCTTTGTTTGGTAAGTCATATAGGGGTGTTACTAAAAGTCTCCTTGTAAACTCAACGAATGAGAAGGATACTATAGTTGAGATAAATTTTCTTATTGGTACTGTTAAATGGAGAATTGTAAGAGGTATTAAACCTAATAAGTTTGAGATTTATAAAAATGATGAACAGTTAAATCAAGATGCTCATGCAAATGCACAGCAGACTTGGTTAGAGAATGTAGTTCTTAAAATGAATTACAAGTCATTTACTCAGATTGTTATTTTAGGTAGCAGTAACTTTGTTCCATTTATGCAACTGAATGCTCCTAATAGGAGAGAAGTTATTGAAGATATCTTAGATATTAAAATATTCTCTTCAATGAATAGTGTGCTTAGAGAGAAGATTAAAGTTGTAAGGGATGCTATAAAAGAGTTAGATTATAAAAAGATGACTCTTCAAGAGAAGTATGAGATGCAACAATCCTTTATGGATGAGATTGAGGCATTAGGTAAGAAGGATATTAATACAAAAAAGAAAAGTATTAAGGATTTAATTAAACAGCAAGATAGTTTATTAGAAGAAGAAAAAAAATTAGATTCTTTGTTAAGTAATAAAAACAAAGAGGTTTTAGAATACTCTGGTTCTAAAGCAAAACTTAAGAAGTTGGGTAACTTGAGAGGTAAATTATCTCAGAAAGTAGCAACGATTACTGAAGAGCATAAGTTCTTCACAGGTAATACAGTTTGCCCTACATGCACACAATCTATTGAAGAAACCTTCAGGATAAATAAAATTACGGACTCTCAAAATAAAGCAAAAGAGTTGCAATCTGGGTATAAAGAACTCGAAGATGCAATTAAAGAGGAAGAGTTGAGGGAGTCCACTTTTATCAGTTTATCGCAAGAGGTTACTAATCTAACGCATGGCATTTCTCAAGTTAATACAAAGGTCTCTGGTTATCAAAAACAAGTCCGAGATCTGGAACAAGAAATTCAAACTATTACCACTCAACTTGAAGAAAGAAATACTGAACATGAGAAGCTAACCGATTTTAAAAGGCAATTTGAAGTTACTTGCGCTAGTGCAGAATCTAAGAAAGATGATATAATAAAATATAACTTCGTATCAGATCTCCTGAAGGATGGTGGTGTTAAAACCAAAATCATCAGGAAGTATCTTCCGTTGATTAACCAACAGGTTAATAGATACCTCCAAATGATGGAGTTCTATATAAACTTTGCATTGGATGAAGAGTTCAATGAGTCTATTAGATCTCCCATTCAGGAGGATTTTTCTTATGCTTCTTTTTCAGAAGGTGAGAAGATGAGAATTGACTTGGCACTTTTGTTTACATGGCGAGAAGTTGCTAAGATAAAAAATTCTCTTAACTGTAATTTGATTATCTTTGATGAGACTTTTGATTCTTCCTTAGATGGATTTGGAACTGAAGAATTTTTAAAGATAATTAGGTATGTGGTTAAGGACGCTAACGTCTTTGTAATCTCTCATAAAGAGGGTCTACAAGATAAGTTCACCAATGTAATTAGATTTGAAAAAATTAAAGGATTTAGCAGGATAACATCATGACAAGATCATTAGTAACAGGAGGTGCAGGATTCATAGGATCAAACCTCGTAGATAAACTTCTCGCAGAGGGACATGAGGTAGTTGTAATTGATAATGAGTATTCAGATGCTCATGACAATTTCTACTGGAATGACAGAGCAGAGAATCACAAGTTTGATATCTGTGATTATGAGAATACCCGACCATTATATGATGGTATTGATTATGTATTCCATATCGCAGCAGAAGCAAGAATTCAACCAGCAATTGAGAATCCTATAAGAGCAGTTCAGATAAACTGTGTAGGCACTACAACAGTCTTACAGTGTGCTAGGGAAGCAGGTGTACAGAAGGTAATGTATTCATCTACATCATCTGCTTATGGTATGGGTAAGACACCAAATGCTGAGATGGACCCAGATGATTGTTTAAATCCTTATTCAGTTTCTAAGGTTGCTGGTGAGAAGTTGTGTAAGATGTATACAGAACTATTTGGTCTTAAGACAGTTATCTTTAGATATTTTAATGTCTATGGTGAGCGTCAACCATTAAGAGGACAGTATGCTCCTGTTATTGGCATCTTCTTACGTCAAAAAGCAGCAGGTGAGAAGTTAACTATCGTGGGTGATGGTGAGCAACGTAGAGACTTTACACATGTATCTGATGTAGTCCATGCAAATTATCTTGCGGCGATTACTGATATTAAAGATGAGGATTATGGAGAAGTTTACAATGTAGGTAATGGTAAAAATTATTCTGTTAATCAAGTTGCAAGAATGGTTACTTGTCTAGATAGTAGACTATCATACATACCAGAAAGACCTGGTGAAGCAAGAGAGACTCTTGCACAGAATACTCTTCTGAGACTTATTTTCGGGTGGAGACCAACTGTAGAACTGGAGGATTGGATCAGTGGACAAGGATGATTCCAATTGGCGAGAGGAGATGAAGGCATACACCAATAGTAAGTATGAGTTAGATCTTCTTGAGAATGGTCCTCACAGTTTATCTCAATCTTGGATGATGGGTGCATTGCACAACAAATGGAAGAAGATCTATGGTATAGTAGATCCTGAACCTCCCGATTGTTCATCCAATCTCAAGGACTCACTTAAAAAGTTCGATGAAACTACCTAACTGGCAACACAATTCGGGCAAAGAACCGAAGCGAACACTTAAACCTCAAGCATTACGCAGTGCAAGAGAACGACGTAGACAGTTAAAAAAGCGTCTACTTAATACCTCTTCCTCACGGAAGGGGTTTTATAATGTGTACATACAAGAGGAGAAAAATGAACAAAACAGTCAATCTAGAGATCAAAGGTCAACTAGCAAAGTTACTTGCTACTGAAGATCTTATTATCGAGAACAAACAAGTAGAGACTGCAATGTTTAATGTTGAGACTCGTGTCTTGACTCTACCAATGTGGGATGCAGAAGAGAGTGTATATGATATGTTAGTTGCTCATGAAGTAGGGCATGCATTATTCACACCTAATAGAGATCCATCCAAAAAATTCCCTCAGGCATTTATCAATGTTACAGAAGATGCTCGTATTGAGAAGTTAATGAAGCGTAAGTACGAAGGTCTTCCTAAGACATTCTATGGTGGTTACAATCAATTATATAAGGATGACTTCTTTGATCTTGGTGGTGTTAATATTGATGAGATGAATATTGCAGATAGAATCAACATTCATTTTAAAATTGGTCCTTTTATGGGAATCAAGTTTAATGAAGAAGAGCAAAAGATTGTTGATTTAACTGCTGATGCTGAGACTTTTGAAGATGCAGAATACGCAGCAGAGATGATGTATAACTACTGCAAAGCAGAATTTGAAAAGCAAAAAGAAGAACAGGCAAAGGAAGAAGAAGAGTTTGAAGCAATGATGAAGATGGCAGGTGATAATGGTGAGGGTGATGATATGAATGAGGATGTATTTGAATCATACAATGATTCTAATATGGAAGAAGATAGTGAAGATGGTGATACTCCAAAAGATGGTCGTCCTGATTTAGGTGAAGATAATGTTCCTTATGATGAGATGTTGAAGGATCTTGCAGGTAATCAAGCAAGTGGTCCTCCTGAAAGTGAACCAGATGAACCACAAGTTAGAACTGATCAAGCACTAGCAAAAGCAATTCAAGATCTAGTTAATGATGAAGCACAACCAAATGAATATATTGAATTCCCTAAACTAAATTTAGATACTGTTATCAATCCAAATGCTGCTGTCCATGCATACATAGAAGACTTCTGGAATCAATATGAATCAGACAAGAAAGAATATCAGGAAGACCTTCAATATTTGAGAAGGGATGATGTTGAAGTACTAAGTGAATATAATAAGTTCAAGAAGTCT